AGTTTAGCTTCTGACATTGCAACGTCAGCTGCTTTTTTATTCTTGTATATTTCTAGTCCAGATTTTAAACCTTGACCTAATAAACCCCAAGGTATCATAAACTAGTATGCTTTTGAGCTTCTTTTCTTTTCAGGTAGGACTTTACCTTGACCTTTAACTTCCATTTCAGGTCCGCCTGTGCCAATGTAATTGAAAGCTTTGTCAGCAGTTGTTTTTGATCTTGGATCAATCTCAATTTGCTGTTCTCCAACTTTTACATCTTTAATTTTATTTAGTTTTTCCATAATTAACCTCTTTTTTTGCTTTTACCAGCCTCAGAAAGAGCAATCGCAATAGCTTGCTTACGACTTTTTACTTTTTTTGGGCTTTTACCAATGTTGAGTTCGCCTTTTTTGAACTCTTTCATCACAGTTTTAACTTTTTTCTGTGCTTTTGTCATCTTTTTTCTCATTTTTTACTGTCCTCGCTTAATTATGACACCGCCTGGCATCATATCTTTTGCATTTGGCATTGTTTTTGACAATATTGTCTTTTCAATGGAAGTATCAGCTCTTAATTTTGCTAATTCTTCGTTTTGTTTTAACTTTTGATCTTGATTTTGTTGATTCATCATCGCTCTCATCTTATCTAAGTTAATTCTATCTTCACCTTCAGAACGTTTTCTTTCGTTTTCTTGTGCTTGAAGGTCTAATTCTCTTGCTCTAAGTTTAGCAATTGGATCATTATCAAATTGAGAAGTAATTTTTTTCTCTTCGTTCATAAATTCTTCCATCATATCAGCAATTAATTGTGCTTTTCTTGCTTCAATTTTTTCTGAAACCATTTTCACTTGCATTTGAATGTTTGGATCTTGCATTGCTTGTGGATTTTGTTGAATCGTAGCAATTTGTTGCATTTCATTTCTAAATTCTATCTCAACTTGTTCTTGAGCCATTAATGAAATGTGTTCAAAACAATTTTTTTCTAAAGCAGCCATAACGATTGGAGCATTTCTTGCCATATTAGTTGCCATGAAATTTAAATGCGCAGTGATATGTGCTCTATGATCTTGTCCAGGAAAAGCTTGAAAAGGTTTTCCACCTAAAGCATCAATATGTTCTAGTGCAGGGTCTTTTGGAATTGGTGGTTGTGGTCTAATTAAAATTTTATCTATGTCTTTAACACCAAGTGCTTGATACATATTTCTATAAACTTCATATTGGTTATGCATTGCTGGATTTGAGGCCGCCAGTTGCAACTCTGTTTGCGCAAGGGAAATACGCTGTGTCTGTGAGAAAATATTAGGGTCTGCAACTGGCAGTATATCTACTCTGTCATCAAAGTCTGATTGTTTAATTAGTCTTTGACCACCAACAACATCATAAGGATATTCTTGAGGTAGATATAACTTGAAAACTCTTGCCATTAATTTGAATTCTTGTTTTAAGGCTGCATAAATTCTTTTGTGAATCGCAGACATTGTCCTTGATCCTCTTTCTAGCAACGCAACTGTCGTACCCACTGCGGCTTGTTGATTACCCTCTCCTACTTGAAGATCAGCTATAGATGCAAAACGCTGACCAGCTTGTACTACGACGCCCATAAGTGCTAAGAGTGTTTGAGACGGCTCCTTAAATGGAAGCATCATAAATGCGTCACGTATATTTCCTCCTGGTGCGTCGACATCTCTAAATTCGCCAGGTTGAATAGACTGTGCGTCGTCCCTAATTCTTATTCCTCGCTGTTTAAAACCAGCAGGTAAGTTAGAAAGAGTACCAGCATCAAGTAATTGTCTTAATGCAGATGTAGCAGTTCTAGATAATCCACCAATCATGTGAATTAATCCAAAACCATAAAAACCAAGTCCTGGTAAAAATTTAAAGTGTACAAAATATTGAATTTTATTTTTCTTTGGATCACCTACTTCGTAATTTCTTCTAATAGATAAAATCTCTCTTGAATTTTCTTCTAATGTAATGACGTAAGGTAATTTAATTCCTGTTGGCTCACCATCGGGCCCAACGTCTTCAAAACCTTCTAAGTCTAAATTTGTATGGAATTCTAAAATATTAAATACATCTTCTTCTCTTGCAGATTTACTTTGACCTTCCAATTCTCTCTCTTTTCTTTCAACATCAGATTCATTTAGTTGACCTGGTTTTAATTCTATGTCTCTATAAAAACCTGCAACTTGTTGTTTACGTAAATCATTTTCTGAAACTTTTAAAACATGAATGATTGATTCCGCATCATCTAATGAGGTAGCTGAATACGGAACGATCAAATCATCTGCAGGCACGAACTTTGATACGGCTCGTTGTTCTACCTCATCATAATAAACTTTTTTAAATGATGATCCCGCTAGAGGTAGATAAAATAACATTTGATCAAAATCAGGTTCATAATCTTTCATCTGATCCATAATTTGATAATTCATAAAATCTTTTACACGTTGAGACTGTTGTTCTTTTTCAGGAGTAGGTAATCCTAAAATTTGAGTTCTTACTGGTCCTTCAGATGGTAATAATTCTTTGTAAGCTAATGATTGAAATTGTGTAACGGCTTCTGCAAGAACAGGATGAGTTGCACCACTTGCTCCTTGAAATGGTTCTGTTCTGTTATCGTATTTAAATCCTAATAGATCTAAACCTTCTCTATAAGTTCTTTCCCAATCTTTTCTTGAAGATTTATAATCTTGGTAGTTTTGATAAAGTGAACTTCCTAATCTTCCTAATATGTCGTCAGGTAAATGATCAGCTAAATTATCGTAATGACCTTCACCTCCTTCAACGGAAGCTACTGAAGGATCATAATCAATGTCAACGGACCCATCTTCATTTTCAGTTATCTCAATAGGATTTCCAGCTTCATCAACTTGTTTTTGTTCTTCAGCTTGTGCCTCTTGAATTTCTTCAGGTGATGGTACGTTTATTGTTTGCTCTACGTTTGGTAGCGCCTTGTCTATGTTGTCTGCCATTTATTTTCTCCGCTTGGATTGTTTTAACAGTATTATAGCTAATATTCAAGCCTTGTGGTTGAGGCCCTGATTTAGGGGGTACTGTTGTAGTTAGTTTAGTCCTCTTTAATAATTTTTTTAACATTATCTATTGAATCAATGATTTCCTCTTCAAAATCTTTATAAACTTCTCCATCACCTAATCTATAAACATCTTGATATTCTTGAAAGTCACCAGGTACATCAATAACTTCTCCTGTTTCTGGATTAACTTCTTTGTAAGGTTTAGTATAAACTGTCTCAGCATTATTACCATTATCTGTTTTGTATCTAACCCTAATTGCTTCAGGATTTTCAACTACTTCCATATCTTTGAGTATTCTTACTTCTCCCTCTTTTAGTTTTGCCCATCCACTACCTTTATCTTTAATAGTGGCAACAACATCCCAAAAATTATTTTTAACCCAAGACCAACCTGCTTGAGCTGCTGGAATTGCTTTTGCAGCAGCTTCTTGAACAGCAGGTTTTTGAAAAATTTTAGTAACACCAAAAGGTAATGCCCCTAAAATACCTGCACCTACTTTTATAAATTTTCTTTTTGAAGGATCTTTTGGACCATCTTTAAAACCTAGTCGCATTATACCGCCCTTCATTGCTCCTTCTCTTCCCATTTCTTCTATTTCAGTTTGTTGTTCTGGAGATATTTCTTCACTAACTCTTTGACTCATGAAAGCTTCATAAGCTTGTGGATCTGTTTCTTTTAATGCTTGAAGATTTTGATATTGATCATAAAAATCTTTTGCTTGTCCTGCTGTTAGTAATGCAAGTCCTGTTGGTGTAAAAAATCTTGCAGCTTTTCCTAAACCTAAAACACCTTTTAATAATCCTGGATTAAGTCTTGATGCAACACCTGGTGCAAGTAAACTTAAACCAACATTAGGATCAGTAGTGGCCTCAAAAGGAGTTTTACCTTCGTCTAATCCTCTTTTAATTTCTGAACCAGCAAAAGCTAATGCGGCTGCTGGCGTTCCTAGAACTTCTAAAGCAGTTAAAAGTTTTTTTCCTAGTCCTAGGTTCATACCAAGAGTTGGACCTGATGATATTTCTTTTAATTGTTTTGGAGTTAATTTAGCCAAAGGAACCTTCTCTCCTGTTTTTCCAGCTAATGATTTTGCATCGTCTACACCAACTCTGACCGCATTCATTCTAATTGGAGTACCATATTCATCAAAGATAGGTTCTAGTTTTGAGAAACCAATGTAGCCTCTGTATTTTTTTGGAAGTTCTTTTTTAGTTTTATCAATTATTTGTTCAGCTTGTTTGTTTAATTGATCAATTCTTTTTAAATAACCAGGTTGTTGATTATTTAAATTATTACTAATCGCGTCAGCAATATCATTTAATTTTTTATTATATGGAGCAAGTTTAGAATTCATTTCTTTAGAAATGAAAGAAACATCTTTAGTTGTAATGTCAACTTCACCGCCTATTGGCATAATATGATGAAAAGGAAATTTTTCTGTACCACCAAAATATTTACCTCCTTGAACTATATCTAATCTTCTTTGTCTTTTGATTTTTCCCTGGCTTTCAGTTTCTGCTGGTTTGTATTTTAAATTTTTATCTTTAGCTAAAACAGAGTTTATTCTATAAACTTTTGCTAAATTACCTTCAGTAGCTTCCCCAAAGTACTTTTTTGCCAAAGCCTCATTTGATAAACCTTCTGGTGCATATCCTTTTGTTGCTTCTGTTTTACTTGTAAAATCTTTAATATAAGATTGTTTTATTTCTTTATTTGGCCACAATACGTCATAGTACTCTGCTGTTTTTTGGCCTCTTGTTCTTTTTGAAATAGGTGTTGGAAATTCTGGAGCTTGAGTCTTTCTTTTTTCAAGTCTCTCTTGTTGCATTTTTCTTGAAGCTTCTTCTTTACTAAGAATAGTTAAATTAGGAAATTCTTCTTTTATAATTTTTGAAGCGTTTTTTCTACCTGCATTAAACTGTTCTGATAATTTTTTTACGTTAAGTTCTGTTCCAGGTTTTAAGGTCTTTAAATGTTTTCTTAATTCTGGAGACCCGAACCCTTCTCTAGTTCCTAAATCTTTTCCTTTAATTATTCCAAATAACTGTTGAGTAGGAGTAGAAACTATTTCAGGTTTTTTTGAATCGATAAATTCATCAACCTTCATTCCCCATGTTTCTGGTGAACCAAATACTACAGCCATTATAGCCCCATCAAATAATTTAAACCGCCTGAAGCGTTTAGTTTTCTTTTAATTTCTTCTTTTAATCTAAATTTTTTTGTTTCAAAATCTACTGTACCATCATCATAAATTTTAAATCTTTGATTTGATGGCATACCTGTCATACCTAGTTCTTTCCAAACAGTTTCATTGTCAGCTAAACTTGGATTCTTTTCTATTTCATCAATCCACTTAGGAAATGTTTCCATAACCCAATCATAGTCTTCATCTTCAGGTTTAGCCTCTTTGATTGTATTTTCTAGTCTTGCTCTAATGGCTTCTGCTTTTGTAAATCTACCTTGCCCAGCAGGCTTAAGGGTTCTAAATTCAACTAAATCTTCCATAGACATTTGAACAGGACCTTCGTCACTCCACATTTCATCATACTCTGCCATTATCTCTGGTTCTTCATCTTTTAATCTTTCGTATTCTTTTCTAGATGGTCTTGTTTTCTTTTTTAATCTTTCGTTAAAAGCATCAAACATTTCTTTTAGTTTTGCCTTCTCGGGTCTATCAATTTCTTCTGCAGTTTTAATTGTTCCTTTTCCAAATCTTTTATTAACTTTGTCCATTAAAGCTTTAATGCCTCTGTAAGCTTTTACACCAGCACCTGTTGAATAACCTATTCTTCCACCATCTTTCATACCCGATGGATCAAAGTCACCTTCGTCAATAATTTCTTCTGCTGTTTTTAAACTTTTAATTCCTGATTTAGTTTCGTCTTCAATTCCATTTAAGATAGCTTTAATTTCATCATCAGAATAATCTGCATAAGTTCCTTTTCTACCTATGATTTTTTTAAGTTCTGATTGCATGTCTTTTGGATCTGTTTTTCCTTTTAATAAATTAATCGTATCACTAACTAAATTTTCATTAATATCTAAACTAGCCATAATGCCTTCTCTTTCTTTTTCAGTTGGCATCCAACCTGTTGGATTCTTTTCTGAGTAAGGAGCATCCTCTGGTAATTTTTTAGATAGATCGATGACTTCTGCTTTTGGTCCTTTTGGAGTAGGAGGTGTCATAGATTTTTCATATAGATCTAATTGTTTAGTTTGATCCATAATATAATCTTGTTGCTTCTTAGTTAATTTAGTTCCAGAAGATTTAACGTACAGCATTAGCTTTCCTAAGTTGCTGTGTAATTGATTAGCTAACTCTGGAGTCATTTTAAAATAGGGAACAACTTTTCCCATATTGATGAATAGTGCTTTTATAAGTGACATCTAATAATACGTCCTTTGTTTTTGTGGCAATGGCTCATCCTTGTAATCATCAGGAAGTTCCAAAAATCCACCTTGTCTAAAGCGCATGACAGCTTGCGTCATAGAGTCTACTAAATCATCGTGATCTCCATAAGGGAAGGCTGCGCACTCTTCAATTACTTCTTGTGCGAACTCTTGGTTTTTGGGCGCCCATATGCAGCCACTTTCAAATAGTGGAGCTACGCTATTAACCCTCGTATGCTTATCGTTGCCTTTTGAGGGTGTGTAATTAATAACAGGAATACCCATTTTTCGCAACTCATAAGTTAATGGTAATCCAGAAGCTTTTGACTCAATAATAACCGTTTCAGGTTTCCAATAACCATACTGATCTAAGGCAACTCGTCTTAACTCTGGAAACTCAAATCTATCTTTTACAGCATCTAATAATATTAGTTGTGGTCCTGAATCTTCGTTCTTATAGAAAACACCCCAAGTCGTAATGGCAGAAAAGTCAGCCGTTTCCTTTTTCATGAATGCGGTATCGTAAGATTGAATTACGTGTTGTAAAGGTGGAATATAATCTTTGTCCCAATCTTTCCACCACTCACGTTTAATGATTGCTCCTTCTTCTGAAGTTGGGTTTTGCATGTATTGCGCATTCCATTTTTGAACTCCAGCAGAAGCTTTAACAGCTTCTAATTCTTCTAACTTCCAAAACTCTGGCCAAACAGGTTTACCACTTGGTAAGATAGCTGGAAACTCTACAACTTCCCATTGATCAGCTTTAGCTTCTCGCTGCGCGTTTAACAGTGCTCCTGTCAAGTCCTTAGTATTCCATCTTGTCATAACCAAGACAATTGATCCACCAGGTTGAAGACGTTGACGAGGACCTGATGTATACCATTCATGTGCTCGCTCAAGAGCTTGCATGTTCATAGCATCTTGTTCTGAATGCGGATCGTCGATGATGAGTAAGTCAGCGCCCCGTCCAGTAATCGCGGAGCCAACACCTGCTGCATAGTATTCACCACCTTGTTGTGTTTCCCATTTACCAGCGGCTTGAGAATCTTCTCTAAGTCTTGTTTGAAATACTTGTTTGTATTCTTCAGAGTCCATTAAGGTCTTTGCCTTACGACCGAATCTAACAGCTAGTTCCGTAGTGTGAGTAGATTGAATGATCTTGAGCTTCGGGTTTCTACCTACCATCCAAGCGGGCAGCAGGAAGCTGGCGAACTCGGACTTCGTATGTCTTGGTGGCATATTAATAATTAATCTTTTGATTTTACCTTCAGCCAACTTATTAAATTTATCAGCGATGATTTTATGATGGGACCCTTCTATGAAATCAGGCCAAACATGTTTTACGAAAGCCATGAAATCTTTGTATATCAGAGACTCCTTTTTCTTTTCTTGATACTTCAAGAAAGTTGTCATGAATTCTTTCTGAACGTCAGTAGGTAATTTCTTTATTTTATCTAAGTCGATTTCCATAAAATTTTTGCAAAATTTTTTTAGGTTTAATTTTGGAACCAAAAACAATTTAACGCTTAT